TTTCGAAAGATTTCCCACTTTGTCAGAAATATTAGATTACTTTAATATGAAAATATATAGTGACGACTTTCTTATGGGTGTGAAACATACTGAATTAGGAATAACTAAGGAAGATTATGTTCGCCATCAGCAAGATATGTACAATTCTTATGGTATGACTTTAAAACCATCAGCAACCCATGTTTTGGAAAAAGAGGCTGGGGCTCCCGTCCCAGCTATTTTTTCCTTCCTTGGATCCTATGCAGATTATAATAATGGATATTATTTTCCAAAACCAAGAATTGATAAGCTAACCTCATCTATAAAATTCGGAGCAAAATCCCCACCGGGAGATTACCTCATGAAATTATTGAGTTTACACATACTCGCTGTGCACGAACCAACATTAAATACAATCCTTAAGAAATTGATTTCTCATCATGTTTCTAAATACCGATCCTTTCTCAAAGATGTAGAATTGGTTGTACATGATCTTTTAATGGATCCACAAAATATTGATTACGTCATAACTGGTCGTGAATCTAAGTTTCATAATTTTTTCTTAGATTCGCCGTCAAACGATGATTCGGACTACATTGCAATGTACAGGGAGGGTTTAAATAGTTTAAGTATAATGACTTCAAAAACTGTTAGAGCCGAAAAACTGTTAGACAAACTTGTACGTGAACGTAAACTTACAAACAAAGGTAAGGACTGGCTCATTGGAGCAATAGATCCTTTTCATGATACTGATTTTACTCCCGCCGGATGGCCGGATGTAAATAATGCCCCTTCATTGGTGCAACTTGTTAAACAGACTATTACTGTGTCCCGACCCCCAACCTTACTTCCTTTAGGAACTACTTGGGATCTTCACATTTATAATACACCATTCTTCTGTAAACATCCTGTAACTGGAAAAACTAATATATCTGGTGCCAATATGCAAATCCCAATTTTGGGAGTTCCTACATCCACATTGTGGGGAGGAATTATGGCAGTCGCTGGTCATACCGGCTCAGAGACTGGCATCTTAGAAGGTGCTTCAGTTGTTGTTCCTGGTTTGGATATACCTGCAGAATTTTCTTGGTGAATCACGAATTGTTGGTATGGGTTTAGAAACCGTAAATACAACTCCTGTTTTAAACAAGGGTGGTCAGGTTATTTATTATCGAATCCCTCAGGGAGGAGATGATTCAATGACTATGTCCCTAGTCAATACCGCGATGACAGCAAAGTTAAGTCAATCTTTGTCCGTTATTGAATATGCACAACCACCAAAAACCCCAGCAGAGGCCCTACTCATCCATGGCTCACGTCAATACGGAGCTGAAGAGGGTTCATACTCTGTGATATCATTTAACGATCTGGTCAACATGCCACATTCACCTACTTATACGTTACCCATGCAGTTGTATGGAAAATTGGGAGATCCAACTTTTACAGGTCAGGTTTTAACTTGGGCGCCAACAACGGCCACCACTTTTCCTGCTATACCTGATTCTTTTGCTTTTCCCGCATGCCATCATTCCCCTATTAACACTTCAGGTGTCTTCTATACTGGACTTTCAAACGAATCCACTATTGCTATAACCATGAATTGTCTTATTCAACAATACCCAAGTAATGATAATACTCAACTTATCACCCTCGCTGGAAAGAATACCTGTTATGATCCTGTTGCCCTTGAGATGTATTCACATGCTTTATGTGATATGCCTCCTGGTGTTACAGTGTCTGAAAATGGATTCGGCGACTGGTTTTTAGGTGTCGTAGACAAAATTGGAACTTTTATGGCCCCCTCCTTAAGAATGGTAAATCCATTACTAGGAGCTGGTGTAGATTTAGTAGCCAGAGGAGCAAGACAGCTTGCAGCCCCACCCAGTACAGCTGGAGAAACTGCTAAAGCTATGGGAATTCATACTTCTGGAGAAACAACTATTAGGGAACCCCGTAGGCAACGACAACAAGCGTCCTCTAAAGACTTATATCGAGTCTCCCCCACAAAACATTCTTTACTATTCAATGATGCTTTTACTAAAGGAGATAGACATTCTATTGCCCTTATTAAATACAACAATTTAGATAGAGAATTTGCAGACTGGAGAAGATCTAGGAAAGCTTCTGTCAAGCAACCGCGTGACCGCTA